AGCAGCTCGCCGTCACCACAGTAAATGGCGGCATGATTCGGCACCGATGAACCAAAACAGCACAGCAGCACATCGCCCGGCTGCGCCGCTGACAACGGCACCTGATACAGCCCTGTGGCCTCCAGATTATCCAGATAGAGATTCTGACCGTTACGCCACCAGTCATCCCCGCGGTGAAAATCCGGCATCTCAATTCCCGCCAGATGGTAAGCGTCCCGGAACAGCGTGTAACAGTCCGTCACCCCGTGTTCAAAGCGCCGCCCGGTAAGATGTGGCACACAGCGGAACTTGTGAATCTCACCCCGGCAGACCAGCCACCACGGCAAATCACTCTGCACCTGCAGCCGCCGGTCAGCCTCACTCAGCCAGGGCAGACCACCGGGGTGGCTGTGGACCAGCGCCACAATCTCCCCCTGCATTTCTGCCTGCAGCCAGTCCTCCGTCGACAGCCTGAAATAATCCTCCGGCTCACCGGAGATATTCACGCAGGGAAAATATCTTTCTCCCTCCGGCGTTCTCACCACGAAGCCGCACGACTCCGCTGGCGCACATCGCCGGGCGTGCGCCAGAATCGCTGATTCTGTTTCTGTCATGGGTTTACTGCGAAAGTTTGTTAATGGAAAGGAAGCCGCCAAAGTTGGCGACGTTATTGCGGAACTTACAGCCACTCAGGCATTTGCTGCATTTATCCTTCGTGATATCGGACGTTGGCTGGTCATATTCATCCGCGACCGCCGGACCGCTATAACCGCACTCATCGCCGCGATAGGTCCAGGTGCAGGTGTTGGCCAGCATGATACGTCCCGGAAAAACAGTGCCGTCCGTTTCCGTCGGTGTGGAGAGCACAAAGGAGGCACTGACCGCGCTCAGTTCGCTGCACTGCTCGATGCGCCAGCGGCTGATCGCCTCCTGCTCCGGGTCTGCCTCGATGTTTCCGTTGACGAAGTTCACCGCATCCAGAAAACGGGCGTAAACCTTACGCCTGACCACCGTTCCGCCGACCAGACTCTGCAAATCTTCCACCATCCCGGTGACCATGCCGTGCAGATTAGAGACTTTCAGAGTTGGCCTGGCGCTGGCTCCTTTACCGTTCATCTCAAATCCGCTCCCCTGAATGGGGTACGCCTGATACTGCCGCCCCTGCCAGGTGACTGGTTCGTCTTTTTCGTTCTGCTCATTACAGAAAAAATAACGCTCTCCGCCGACCTCTGTCAGATCGACTTCCCAGAGCACGATCAGCGCGGATTGCTCCGCTTTTGTACACTCATTCAGTGTTTCCTGCCGGATATCCTGCATCAGATCACCACTTCATCAAACTGACACGAAAAATCGGTATAGGTGATATGTTCTGTAGCTGACCACGTTCGACACACCACTCTGATTTTTCTGTTAACACCAGGTGGACGCCAAAAAAAAGATTTATAGCCTCCATGCCGTGCTAAAAAATTTTCGAATGAATCACGTTCATTCGCCTCAACCTTGAAATCACAGGTGAAAACACGTAGAGAATGATTAAGTCCATTTGGACTTCGTTGCTCATAACCATCGCCAAATCTTACAGTTTTTATCGATGGTTTATTTTCTGTTTTCATTCCATCCTCTGGTAACCAGTGGAATTCTTCAGCCACTTAACATTCCTCCATCACGTCGCATATTTAACAAAGTGCCCTGCACTCGCTGATCAACCATTCCCATAAGTGTTCTAATTGCCTGAGGGCCAATCTCTCCATTCTGTCCGTCATTTTTGATAGTAATTTGATATACAGGAGAGTAATTAATGTCTCCGCCTCCATTACCGCCTTTATTATTAATCGCCCTGACACCAAGAGAACCATCGGAAGTTCGTGTTAATGGCATAATAGCTTCCGGTCCAGCCTCACCAAAAACACCAGCACCTTTTGCAAAAGCAAAAAATTGCGGGGAATCATAAATACCGTTTGAATATGTACTCAATGATGGAGACTCATAAATACCGCCCTTTGCATTAGGAATAAATTTACTAACAGCACTTCCGATAGTTCCTAAAATTCCCCCAGAAGAACTGTTGCTAATGCTGTCGAAAATCCCGGTAATTGAAGCCTTTAATGCTATTCTGCTAAGATCTGAAATCACGGAGGTAGCGAAAGAACGAAAATTTGCCTTACCTGTCGTGACAAAATCACCAAGCGCATCTGTCATCCCATCAAACATCTGAGTCGTGGTTGATTTTATCTGCCCGCTGATATCCTTAGTGTTATCCAACCAGTTATTGAATCCTTGGGACGCCCCACTTACCCAGTCTCCAGCCTGAATATCGAGCTGCTCATTTTTCTGCCTGATAATTTCTTTTTCCCGCTCCACAGCATCATTCAGGACCTGTATTTTTTCCTGAAAAACACGTTCAGACATTCCACGAGATTTATCCGCATAGTCACGTTCAAGTTGCAGACGCCGGTTGTTATATTCACGTTCAATCCGCAGTAATTCCTGCTGACGTTGCTGATTTTTATCGCCAAGTCCATAACCAGCGATCTGAATGTCATACCCCTGCTGATGATTATCAATAGAAGCCTGCAATGAACTACGCCATGCGGCTATTTCGGCTGACTCCTTGATTAGCCTGTTATTTTTTTCAATCGCAACATTTTTCTCCATCAACGCGGTTATTTCTTCCCGGTGTAAGAGAAGCGATTTCTGATCCTTAGTTAATTTTGATGACGGTCGTGACTCCAGGTCGGCAATCTGCTGACGCCACTTAACCAGTTCCTGTTCAGAGGAACTTAATTTAACGGTTAATTCAGTTTGTGAACTTAGTAACGCATTCTGTTGATTCAGATGATCAATCATTCGTTGGGCTGCATCATCCGAATAACCTTTCGCCTTTGGTTGCTTTGGATCTTTATAACGCTCATTTATTTGAGCGATAAGATTATTATATTCTTCCTTTGAATACTGACTCTTTAGTTTTTCCAGTTTTGCAAGTTCACTAGCTCTCTGCTGCTCCCGGGTCTGATATTGTTTTGAAAAGGCATCTGCTCTCTGTCTGAGTTCAATTCCTTCCTGTTGTCGCTTGTTGTAATCGTTTATTGATGAATTTAGTACGTCCTGAGCAATTTTTTCTGCTTGAAGTACGCCCAATTGCTGCTTTAATCGTGCCAGCCTTTTATTTTGAGCTCCGCCATCTCCAATGCCACCTAACCCGAAAACTCCGGGTCGGGTATTTTTTTCTATTTCATCAATTTGACGGAGAACATCTGAGATTTTTTGATCAAGGGAGGCCTCACGGCCAATATCCAGCATGGAATCCCATGCCCATTTTGCGGAGTCTGCGACAGCTTTCCATGCAGTCTCAAGATAACCAAGATTTTCTTTAATCTGGTTGGTGCGCTGGATCATTGAGGATGAGTATGCTTCTGTCGCAATGCGGGCCGCCTCCTGCTGGTTCCCTTCATCCTGTAGCGCCTTAATCTGGTTATAAGTCGCCAGTGTCAGAAAATGGTACTGATCATTAAGTTTTGATATGGCACTGACAGGATCCTTTGCAATTTCATTGAAATTATTAACCAGTTGATCGGTCGATATTCCAGTTAATTCGCTCGTTTTTACTATCGCTGTCGTCACCTGCTCCAGCGAACTGCTCGCGACCTTTCCCGAACGCACAAGCTGGTTTAATACTGCCGCCGCAGCGCCAGTTGTCGAATCAGCAGCATCCCCGGCACGTTGAGCTATATCGGCTAATTGCCCGCTGGTTGTCCCCAACTGATTTCCGGTAAGAATAAGAGATTTATTAAATTCGTCCTGCTCCTGAGAACCTTTATAGTAAGCTAGCCCCAAGGCGCCAACGGCTGCTGCGGCCAGGGTAAAAGGATTAATTAATCCCAGCACATAAGAACCAACACCTTTGATCGCCGGGCCAATCCCACCGAACATATCTTTTAGCTGGCCGCCCTGCTGCATTAACACCATAAATGGCGACTGACCAGTGGACAACCCAACAACAATATCCGTCATTTGTGCAGGCAACATGCGCATAGCAAAAGCCGTTTGTTTTGCTGACATTCCGGTTTTGCTGAGTTGCGATTGAGTAGCCTCAAGCTCACTCCGCATAGCATGGAGTTTTCCTGAAAGCTCCTCATACATTTCAGGAGAAAGCATCCCCTTGGCTTTTGCTTCGCTGAGTTGCTTTTGCTGCTCTGTCAGGCGGTTAAAAGCTGTTCCAACAGGATCGAGTTGAGCAATCAGACGTTGCAAAGCAGCAACTTGTTCATCATGCGCTTTTGCTGCTTCTCGTTCTGCCTGAGCCTCTCCTGTTAGCTCTCGCCGCGTTTCCTGTATTTTTCGGCTGTAATTATCAAACTGAGAGCCATTTATTTTCCCGGAAAAAAGTGCAGCATTAAGTTCATCCTGCTGTTGATCAAGATTTCTTAGCGCCGCAGCCAGAGGGTCGATCTTGTCCAGCATTCTTTGAAAGGCCTGAGCCTGCGCTTCCTGCTGGGCGGCAGCAAGTTTTCCGGCCTTCTCGGCCTCTCTCTGCGCTTGCGCAACCCCGCTCAATTCCTCTGTGGTTTCATTAAGTTTACGGGCAAGAAATTCATATTCTTCTTTATCAATAAGCCCTTTATCGAAATATTTCTTTAATTCAGAATAGCGTCGACCGACAGTATCAATTGCGGCACCAACTGGATCAATAGCTGCTTTTAATTTTGCGAGCGCGTTCTTCTCGTCTTCTGTTGCCTTAGTCACTTTCCCTGCGCTATTTGCAGCAGTTTCCCCGGCCTGCGTCATTTTGACTAATGATGAGGTCAGATTATCAGCATTATTTTTCGCTCCAGAGCTATCAATAATTATTGCAAGACGTGAGGTCTGCTCTGCCATTTATTAAAACTCCTGACAACAAAAAAACCCACCGAAGTGGGTTTCAGGCGACATAATAGTAGATATAGCGATTACGAGGCCACGCAATGCTTTTCTCCAGGAGCATCATCGATTTAATTAAAGACACTATCACATCTCTGTAACAGAGTGTACGTAATTAACAACTACACACACTGCTCCTGAAAATACTGGTCATCCAGTGCAAAGATCACTGCTTCAAATTCATCGCGCTCAATCAATACCGGATGAGTGGCTAAATATTCATTTATCTCTGACAGAGATAAAGGCAAAGGCACCCCAGCCATTCCAGCATAACGCCGGGCACGGGATATCACCGAATAGGCGTACAACAATTCCCTAATAACCGGGTCTATTTCTGGCTCCGGGAGCGGCGGCAATCTGAGCTTTTCTCGTTTCCACCTTGCCTTTTCACCCTTTTCTCCCCCGAACTCCGATATCCACCGCTGGGCGGCAATGGCTTTTTTATCGTATCCTGCTTTTGCTGCTCTTTTCCCTGGGCGATTCTGGCGGCTTCTGCAAGGATTTGCCAGTACAACTCTGGATTCTGCTTGAGCAGCGCAGCACCTCTTTCTGGTGTATATTCCAGCGCGACCTCAACACCATCTACCAGCTCTCCAACCCCTTTCCAGTCTTTCAGCAGATAACGAGCGGCGTTATCAATGAGTAAATCATCAACAGAGTCCACCTCGACGACCTTTGCAATATCAAACGCCTTCGTTCCGACATGCAAACTGGCATCCATTTTCTCAATGTGGCGACGGATTAATGCATTACGGGAGCGATACTGATCATTATCACTGCTTGCCACCAACAGTTGTAACCCAGCAATAGGTTCTAAGTCCTTCATTGGCGTAAACCAGCGTTCTCCACCGATGATAGTTTTCTGTTCAAGAATAAACATCTATAACCTCATTCAAAACACCACCCTGTAGCGCAATACCACAGGGGGAATAACGGAAAATCAACTAATCGACTCAGCACTGGCTTTTGCAATCACTGCAGCCGGGGAAGCTTTTTTTCTGGTGATAGTTGGCGCTTCATCAGCAGCGGTAATACTCAACTGGACCTGGATAATATCGGTATTACCGCCGTCAGGCCATTCACCTGATATCTGAACCTTCGGGAAACTGAAAGTATATGCCCCCTCTCCATTCGAAAGCGTGAAGCTGAACGGAACTGTTTCTCCAGTTAATGTTTTACTCCAGATTTCCCACGCGGCTTTAGACCATGAAAGCGTCACCGTACCGGACGGTGTAAAAGTAGTCGGAATATTTGCTCCTGCATAAGGAGAACCAGTCCCGACACAACGCTGGGTCTGAAGTTTGTTATCGAACTGGATATCAAAGCTGTCGATACAAAAACCGTTACCTCCGGCAACACCATTCAGACTTACTGCTGAAACTTCCTTAAACGAATAACGTAACTTTCCTGCACTATCTACAGGCTCGCCTTTGATAAAATTTGTATCATCGGCCTTTGATTCCCAGTCCAGCCCGGCAAAAGTGACTGTCGCAGTAATATCACCGTCGTTAGGAATCTGCATTTTCCACGATCCAACCTGTGCCCCCCTGACGACAGAGGCAATTCCTACATCTGACGCATATGTTGCCAGAGAAAATGTTATTCGCTCATTCCCCATAGTCAGAGAATCTCCTGACCATTCCGCGCCGAAACAGGATGCAAGGAAATCATCATGTTGGCCCCAGCGAAATTTGGTACCAACATCACCGCCGACATCCACAGTGCCAGGCGTCGCCCCCTGAGCCATACGAGAACCACCGATCTCATTATTTTCGCCTTTATTCTGGGTTGGTTTTACTCCCCAGCTTGTGCGCTTTAATAAACTCCAGTCACCACTAGCTGGCGTGGTGCCTGCAATTGTCTCCCGGATAAATGCCGAGATAACCTTTGCACCTGAACTCACAGGAGCCTCCTATGTCATTAATTGCGCTAGAGCGCTCGATATGGAATTTGAAGATTAAGCTGGAACCAGCCATTCTTTTCACCAACGGCTATTGAGGAAACAGCCTGGTAGCTGAGACGATCATCATCCTGAAATTCAAACAATTCTCGCAATTTATCCGCCGTCTCAGTAATAAGTTTTGAGCCAGAGCCTGCGGGAACAAATAACTGAATAATAATTATCCCCGTGCGATAAACAACCGGACCCGCACCAATTTCATTAGTCCCAGCCAGACCGGGGATATCACTTAACCGCGCCCAGATTAACTTACCTGACGGATCGAATGTTGGCCCGTTTGGATATAATACATCTTTTCCATCAATAACCGTCTGTGCCGTCATTCTGGAAATAACAGCATTTCTGATTTCAGTAAAAGTCATTTATAAATCTGCGAAACACCATTAAAAGCATTAGCATACACACCTGTTGGCGCTTGTTGAGAATGTCCATCCTCAATAGATTCGGCATAAGGCAGGTTATTCTGGATGTAGATGATTCCGTAATTCGCCGCTTTTGAAATAACCCCGATTCCACGTTGAAGTGCAATCGTGCCATTCGGATCCACATTATCAGATATACTAAAATCTGGGTGCTGTAACGATACCAGATTATTATTTCTGAAACGCCCGGTATCAACCGGAGCGGCAATATCAATAGCTGTAAGAATCTGAATAGCGATGTAGCGAATTTTCAGTCCCACATCTTCCTCAATCATCCCAACAAATATTGACGGTTCCAGATCCCATGCCTTTGCCATTTACTTTCACCTTAACTGGATAGAATAAACCGATGCGGAAGGATCTACATGTACTGTAATTATCTCGTATCGTTGTAACTGCCTTGATACAGGATCATAAGTCTCAATAATATGTCCGATAGCAGGTTTATCCGTAACCTCACAGGCCAGAGCAGTTAACTTAAGGTCGCCGTGCAAAATATTAATTCCATCAACTCTGCCAAGCTTATAGCGTGCCAACACACCTCGTCCGGTATATGTTGTTGTAAGTTCGCGGCCTGTCTCCGTCACAGGCTCCCACCCCTGGTGCGTAACGTAAGAACCAGAAAAATTATTCACCGCATCAGCTAAATCACCATCAAAAGCAGCGGCAACCTCATCCTGAATCTCATCACGAATCCCCATCATCCCCCCCTCACAACCCTGACTTGTGAGTGACTCAGTCCGTACGGTTTCAGCAGCGCCAGCGCAAGCTGTAAATCGGGCTCAAGCAATGCAGTGCTGTTTGCTGATAATTCAGCAAATGATTTCGATACACTAACCCCATCAGCCGACACAGTTTTATTTATAACAACACCAGAATCATTTTTCTGCTGAAATAACTTACCTACAGAAGCGACTCTGGCAGCATATGCTCCAGCGAGCTTTACCTCGTCAGGAATACTGGATGGATCAACCTTCAGACTAAAGTTATTCAACCAGGCATTGGCCATTAAAACCGCTTTATTTTTAACATCCTCATTCGCCCAGTTTTTCCCAAGCGTATTATCAACATCATCACAGGTAACGTAAGTGATCATGCGCTACTCCTGTGTTTTCCAGCCCAGCGCCTTCCAATTGTCAACTTCATCAGGATGAACATTAGCGATTGTTGGGGCACCGGGGAATATCTGATTCTCGGTCATCATAACTACCAACTTAATCGGTGTTTTTTGTGGTTCCCTGGTTTGCGCCGCCTTCCGCTCCGACACTGCATTTTTTTGCGCGGCATCACGCTGTGCTCTTTGATCTTTAGTCAATCCAGCCATATACCCTCCATTAAAAAAGGGACCGAAGCCCCTTTTTGATTTTATCCAATAATCAGGCAGCTATGCGCAGGTTTCACTGACGAAACGCCCCATGCCAGCCCAACTTCATAACGTACCTGACGATACTGACGATACAGTGCAATCTGAAATGTAATTCCCGAGATTGGGTCCGTAACATTCATTACATCATCAGCGCTATCGCCGCCCTCCGGCATTGCCGGGGTACGGGATGCCAACAGAAATGCGTTGCGATCGAACGCCATATTTGCAGTAAATGAGCCGACAACCGTGATTGCAGTATCATCAGCCAGATCCTGACGTAGACCTGGTGCAGCAAGGGTAATCAGATTACTGGTTGCAGCAGCCACAACATACTGATTAGGATCGCCATCGAAAGTAACAATCTGCCCTGCCGAAATATTCCCCGAACCAGTATCAATGGAAATAAGAACATCACCTTCTTTCTTCTCACCATTCACAAGATAACCAGTTGCAGTGGCTTTTGGTACTCGTTTTACACCTGCCGAACTGTGAATACTGAATCCCTCCAGGCGCCCCAACACACCCTCGCGCAGTAGCTGCTCAGTGCCAGATTCATTCACTTTAAACAATACGGACTGTTTTCCGCGCAAATTAGCAATAGCGGTGGAGCCAAGTACCATCTGTAAATCGGTTGTCGGTGCCCCGTTATCCTCCAGAATCTGACGAGCCAGAGCCGCATCAGAAAGATCATCTTTAACACCAAACGGCGTTGTCCCCGCGGTCCCAACAGCACGAGAAGCACCGAAATACAGTGCGCCAAGATCAGCCTCAACCTCGTTTGCAAGTGCTCGAAAAGCTTGCTTGAACTGATCAGCCAGAATGGTGTTGTAAGTCCCGGAAGGACCAAGCGCCAGTTGTTCTTCACCATTCCATTTAACTGGCGCCATTTTAGATTTAGTAATTTTTACATCAACAGTGCCAATATTTTGATCTCCAGTATTCGGAGCTGACGGGCCCGGTACGATATCTTCAGTTTTCGCATCAGGCGCAACTGGCGCGGTTACCGTTTGATCTTTTGCTGCAGCGTCAGCTTTTGCGTTTTTTGCTACCGCAGGAATAAAACCTACCTGCTCACGGGATACAACATCCAGGGCGGTGTAAATAGTCGGGATCAACCCGGTCAGGGTATTTCCAGCCATAATTAAATATTCCTTAAAATTTTGCGTAATTGTAAATGAATTGAGTAGTGAGCTATCCAGCCCTGACGCCAGTCCCCATCCAGGAACTGGCAAAATGTGTTAGTCAACGATAGTGATACCGTCTTTCAGTGCGTTTTGCTTACCTGCAACATCCAGTGCATCAAAAGCTGATCGCTTCATCGTTTTCTGACCAATATCATGCTGTGTCGGACGGGAGCCGCCACCATTGTTGCCACTGGCTTTCAGGATGTAGTCTTTCTGAGGGTAATTTTCGACGAGGAACTCCAGCGCCTCATCAAACTGCGCCAGTTCGCCTGGCTTCGTGCGGGAGTAAATTTTGTTGCCGGAAGCGTCATAAGCAACGATCTTCCCTTCTTCCACTTTGAATGACTGTCCGAAGCGGGCCTGTAATAAATCTGCCGGGATCGCAATTTTATCGGCAATATATTTTGAACCAGCAAAACTACCGCCAATCATGGAATCGTAAAGCTGCTTCTCCAGCATCTGAGAGCGTTGCTTTTCTTCGTCTAATTGCTGCTGAAAATTTTTCGTAATTTCTGCTTTAACCTGGTCAACCTGTCCCGCATCAATCAGTTTTTTCTGGTCAATTTTGGACAGCATTTCCAGCGCCTCAATCGCCTTTTTCGGGTCATCGATGGCAGCGAACCTGGCAAGTTTTTCCTCTGCGGCCTCTTTAGCCAGACGATGATTTTTCGCCTCGCCATTAAGTTCTGTAATTTTTCTGGCTGCCAGCGGTGCATCGAAGCCGATTTCTTTACCATCATCATGCACATAAACTGGCAGACCAGCAGTATCGATTTCTGCGTATTTTTTTCCGTTAATCTCTACTGTTTTCAGTTTCATATTAATACCTGATTTAAGTCTTCCGACTGTTACACTGCTCACTATCCAGATTGCAGCAATAAAAAAGGCCACCCGAAGATAGCCTGTTGTAATAAATAATTAATTTAAATCCCGGCTTTTCTGAATGCCTGAGCATCACGCTCACGGAGTTGTCCCAGCGTCAACCATTCACCTTTATCGGTGTAAAATTCATCTGGTGACATACCTCCATCACGAATCAGTTTTGCCCGTGTTTCTCCCACTATTTGTTTTTGCCTGGCATAAGACTGGCGCAAAAACCATTCCTTGTAAGTCGTATCTCCGGCTACAACCCCATCCATACTTGCCCTCTCGGCAGGAGAAACATCCCGAACATCAATCCCCAGTTCCTTCGCAGATTTCAGAATAAACGTTTCTGTTGAACGGCAGCAGAAATGAATTTTTCCCGGCCCCTGTAAATAAGGTACTTTGTGACCAATAGGTTTATTATCCAGCGTATATTTGAGGCGATCCCTGATTCGACACTGTGGTGTAGTACGATTATCAAGTGTGGATAACCATTGTTTGCCCTTTATCAAATCATTGTTTGCCATGGCGAAACTCTCACGGGCAGTAGCAGCAAGATGCCCAACCGCTGTTTTTACAATACTGCCCGCATTAGCTCGACTCATCTGCAATGCACCATCCTGAAATCCCTTGCTGACATGCCCACGAATTTTTCTTGCGATCTGCTCATTGGTATCACCCAGCAAAAAACCCTGACGTACCGTATTTGTAATACGCCTGATCCGATCTGCTTCAAGGTCTGAGGCCCATTCGTTGAGTAGTCTTCCCTGAAATGGACGCGCCATTGCAGCGGCATAAAGGGTGTCAGGTGAGATACCAATCAGAGGATGAATATCCGCCACAAAATCAGGAAGCAAAGAGTCAAACAGACTTAACTGATAGCTAGCCTCATATATCGCCAGCTCGTTTAACTCTCCTGAGAGGCGAGCAAACATACTGTTAATATGGATTTGCCCCTATATTTCCAGACACCTGTTATCACTTAACCCATTACTGGCCTGCTGCCGTAGATATTCCCGTGGCG